ACGAATATATACAAACGGAACATTTGCAGAAGATACTGATGCAAACTCTTTAACATCGTTTAATAATAATGGATTTACTTATGGTTCGGGGGCTGGAAATAATTCTAGTCAAACTTTTGTAGGATGGCAATGGCAAGCTGGTCAAGGTTCTACATCATCTAATACAAGTGGTTCTATTACATCAACAGTAAGCGTTAATGCTTCTGCTGGATTTAGTGTTGTTACATTTAATTCAACTTCAGCAAGTGGCACATCTACAATAGGTCATGGTTTAGGTGTAGTTCCAGCTATGCTTATTATGAAAGATAGAACTTCTGCTTATGGTTGGGATGTATGGACTAAAGGATTGGGAGCAATTACTAATAGTTTAATATTACAAAGCACCGCAGCAGTATCAACAACTAGACAACCTTTTGGTTCAGTATCACCTACAAGTTCGGTATTTACATTTAACAATGCTTTCTATGCGGTTTCCAATGATAATATTGTTGTTTATGCTTGGGCAGAAATAGCAGGTTACTCTGCTTTTGGTAGCTATACAGGTAATGGTTCTACTGATGGTCCATTTGTTTACACAGGATTTAGACCAAAGTTTGTAATATTTAAAAGAAGTGATAGCACAGGCAACTGGCAAATGATTGATACATCAATTAATCCATATAACAATGCTGGCACAGATTTGTTTGCCAATTTATCAAATGCTGAAACAAGCGGTTATGCTTTTGATATTCTTTCAAATGGCTTTAAACAGCGTGATAATGGTGCTGGACAAAATGCTTCAGGTGGAACTTATATTTACATGGCATTTGCCGAAAACCCTTTTAAGAACGCTTTAGCGAGGTAATTATGTTTATATTAAATGGTAGTCATTTAGCACAAGGAACTGCATTTACTGTAAATGACATACAGTATCCTGCTAATTGGCTAAACCTAACTACATTGGCTGAGAAACTAGCAATTGGTATTACTGAAGTTGCTGACCCAGTAAGAGCTGACGATAGATTCTATTGGGATGGTGATGTTAATAATCCTAAAGATTTATCTAAGTGTCAAGCAATGTTGATTACTCAAGTTAAGACTGCTGCTGGCTCTTTGTTGTCTGTTACTGATTGGAAAGTGATTCGTGCTGCTGAAGGCGGTGCTGCTGTCGATGCAGACACAACTGCTAAGAGAACTGCTATCCGTACTAAGTCTAATGAGATAGAAGCTGCTATTACTGCTTGCACTACTGTGGAGCAACTAGCATCTCTTGATTTGTCTTTTCCAAAGCAGGATTGATAAATGAGTGAATTCATTGACAATACAGAGGCTAGATTAAACTCACACGAGGCTGTGTGTGCAGAAAGGTATCTAGGTATCAACGGACGATTAAAACGATTAGAACAGATTCTGTTAGGTTCTTGTGGTTTTATTATTGCTTTATTAGCTACTGTGGCATTTAAACTACACTAAAATTAGGATTATCATGTTTCCAGATTTAATTGCTTTGTTATTATCCAGTAGAGATGCTGCTCATAAGCAACATTGGAATACTGTAAGTTTTTCACAGCACAAGACTTTAAACGAGTTTTATGATTCTATTCTTGAATTAACTGATTCATTGATGGAAAAATATCAGGGACGAAAAGGTCGTGTTGAAATTCCAGCATTGATTGAACCGGGTATTTATACAGAAACACCAATGACATTGCTAAAGAAGCATTTACACTGGATTGAGAATAATCGTTACAAAGCAATCCCTAAGAACGATACTGCACTGCAAAACATTGTTGATGAAATAGTTGGTCAATATTTAGAAACTTTGTATTTACTAACTTTAAAATAAGGATTAATTATGAGCACATTTCAACTAGACCCTAACGGAGTAGCTAACGGAGTTCCTGCTTTAGGAACAACTCAAGTATTTACTGTTACCAATTCTAGCGTAGCTTCAACAGCTTTCGGTCAAAATACAACAATGGTTCAGATTGCTGTATCTTTAGGACATTGTCATTTTGCAATCGGTACAGCACCTACTGCATCTATTACAACAAGTCCTATGGCAGCAACTAATAATATTTTCTTTGTTAGAGTAAATCCCGGAGATAAAATTGCTGTTATTAAAGACTCTGGTGTAACATCTTCTACATTAGCTGTAACTGAACTTCTCTAAGGATAAATCATGAAAGAAACTAAAAAGCAACAAGCTAAAATTGGTAAAGTAATGCACGAGTACAAAGCAGGTACATTAAATACTGGTTCTAAGACTGGTCCTGTTGTTAAGTCTCGTAAGCAAGCTATCGCTATTGCAATGAGTCAGGCTGGCATGGCTAAGAAACCAATGAAGAAGTCTGCTGGCAGAGGTAGATAATGAAGCAAGGACTCTATTCCAATATCGCTGCAAAGCGTAAGCGTATCGCTGAAGGCTCTGGAGAGAAGATGCGTAAAGTTGGTAGCAAAGGTGCTCCTACTGCAAAAGCATTTAAAGACTCTGCTAAAACAGCAAAGAAGAAGAAATAATGGTTAAAAAGGTTTATCAGAACCCTGAAGGTGGTCTCAATCAAAAAGGTCGAGACTACTATAACAAGACTACTGGTTCTAAGTTAAAGCCACCAGTGTCTGCTAAAGAGGCTGCAAAGTCTCCTAAAGCTGCTGGTAGACGCAAGAGCTTCTGTGCTCGTATGAGTGGTGTTGACGGTCCTATGAAGGACGAAAAAGGAAGACCTACTCGTAAAGCACTGGCATTAAAGAAGTGGGATTGTAAATAATAATTGTTGACACATTGACAAAAGTGTGATAAACTAAGGAACAACATGGCAACAACTTACCTACAAGCTGTTAACTCTGTTTTGCGTAGATTGCGTGAAACAGAAGTTGCTACAGTCAATGAAAACAACTACTCTAAATTAATTGGAGAGTTGGTTAACGACGCTAAAAAACAAGTAGAAGATTCTTATGATTGGAACTCCTTAACTACTTATTTTACTGTCACTACTGTAGCAGACCAGTATGACTATACTGTCACAGGTTTAGGTGATAGATTTAAAGTTATTGACTTTCTAAACGATACTCAAGACTATGCAATGATTAATATCACTGCAGAGCGTATGAATCGTTTCACGACCTTTGGCACACCACAAAAGTCTTCTCCTTTGTATTATACTTTTAATACTATTGATTCAGCTACAGGAGATACTAAAGTTAGTTTGTTTCCGTTACCTGATAAAACATATTCTTTGATTTTAGATGCTATTGTGCCACAAGCAGACTTGGCTTCTGATAGCACAATCATATTAGCCCCAGCTACTCCTATTATTCTTAATGCCTACGCTAGAGCGTTACTTGAGCGTGGTGAGGACAATGGATTAAATTCTAGTGAAGCATGGGCTTTGTACAAGTCTTCTTTAAGCGACAATATTGCTGTGCAAGCTGCACATCACACTGAGTTTACTGAATGGATTGCTAATTAATGTCTAAAGCACTACAAGCCGCTACGATTGCAGCTCCGGGGTTCATGGGTTTAAATACTCAGGACTCTGGTGTTACTTTAGAATCTGGATATGCTTTAGTTGCTCAAAACTGTATTATTGATAAGTTTGGTCGTGTTGGTTCTCGTAAAGGATGGACACCAGTTCATGCTTCTAATGGGGATTTAAGTACTTCAGATGTTAAGACATTAGCACAAGTTCGTGGTCCTGATAACAATACTGTCTTATTTGCTGCTGGTAATAATAAACTCTTCCTTGAAGAGTCTAGCGCATTAGTTAAGAAGAATGTTCGTAATGCTGCAGACAGCGCTGATGTCAGCTATACCATTACTGCAGACCATTGGCAAGTATCTAATATTCAGCAATCTGGTGAAACTAAAGCATTTGCTACTGTAGTTCAGGCTGGTCATCCAGTATTGTTGTTAAACTATTTAACTACAGCATTTGGGTTTCAAAGATTAGGAGATTTAGGAAATGTACCGTCAGGTTATTCTACTACTACTTTCACTCCTAACTGTTCTTTGGCTGCTTATGGTCGCACTTGGGTGGCTGATATTACTGGCGATAGACAAACAGTCTATTTTTCAGATTTAGTTAATGCTTTAAATTATCAAACAGGAACTTCTGGAAGATTAAACATTTCTGAAGTGGTTGGTGATGGAGACCCTATCACTGCAATTACAGAGCATAATGGTTTCTTAATCATATTCTGTACTCGTCATGTAGTTATCTATAGCAATGCTAAAGACCCTTCTAATTTAACTCTTTCTGACATGATTAGCGGTGTTGGTTGCATCGCTCGTGATTCCGTACAAAAGACAGGTACAGATGTTATCTTCTTGTCTGAAACAGGTGTGCGTTCACTGATGCGAGTGATTCAAGAGAAATCTGCTCCTTTGCGTGATTTGTCTAAGAATGTTCGTGATGATTTATTATTGGATATCACAACGGAAAGTGACCGTACAAAGATTAAAGCAATCTATTCCCCATTAGATGCTTTTTACTTATTATCGTTACCTACCGTAGTAAAGACTTATTGTTTTGATACTAGAACACAATTACAAGATGGTGCTTCTCGTGTAACAACATGGGATGTAGCACCAACAGCATTTTGTCTTACAACAACAACTGCATTATATTTAGGCAAAGCTGGTTATGTTGGTTTGTACACTGGATACATTGATAACTCTTCATCGTATTCTATGTCATATTATACCAACTATGCTGACTATTCAGCACCGACTACACTAAAGATGCTAAAGAGTGCTGATTTCTTTTTAATTGGTGGAGCATCTCAGAATGTCACCATTAAATGGGACTTTGATTACGCAGGTTCTTATAGTGCTCAAGCAGTAACTTTAGATACAACTTCGATTGCAGAGTACGGTATTGCAGAATACGCTATTGGTAAATACTCAGGTGGGTCTGTAATTACTAAATTAAAGATACCAACTTCAGGTTCTGGTCGTGTAATTCAATTAGGTCTTGAGTCTAGTATTGGTGGTAATTCATTGTCTATTCAAAAACTTGATGTTTATGTCAAAATTGGTAGAACTCTGTAAAGGCAAGTTACCTGTAGTAATAAAGCCAGACTATACAATTTATTTAGAATGGTTTGAAGGTGTACATTGGTTTCATACAGATGTGCGTAAATGGACATCAAAGGTTAAAGAAAAGTTTTTAGAAGATTTAAATTTAATTTATTGTTTAACTGGTCGTCCGCTGTATGCATTGTCAATGAAAGAGAATACGAAATTGGTTAAATTCGGTAAAAGTTTAGGTTGGAAACATTTGAAAGATGTTCAGTTGAATAATAATCAAGAAGCATATATTTATACATGGAGTAAATAATGGGCGGAGTCGTTAGCGATATTGGAAGTTTCATACAGGACAATGTAGTCACCCCTGTTAGTAATATAGGAGTGGGGGTTGACCAAGCTGTCAATCAAATTCCGGGAGGGTGGATGACTGTTGGCGGTCTTGCTGCTGGCGGTGCTGGAGGTCTACTTGGGGGTGCTGCCGCTGCTGGAACAGGTCTAGGTGAACTAGCTGCTGCAGATATGGCAGGATTAGTTGCTTCCGGCATACCTCAATCACAAGCCGCATCTATTATTGCATCGCAATATGGTATTGATTCGTTTGTAGCTGCTGACATGGCTGGACTTGCTGCCCAAGGTCTTAGCCCAACTCAAATTGCTTCTACAATTGGTCAATCGGGCTATAGTCCTGAATTGTTAGGTCTTGCACAAAAAGCTGGTGTAGATACTTCAACGATTGGTAGTTTAGTTAAACAATATGGTTCACAAGCAATTAAATCATTATTGACCACTGGCGGTGCTCAAGCAGTTAAATCTTTAGTTGGTTCTGCAGGAAATACTGGATTATTAAGCGGTGCTGCTAATGCTGCATTATCTGCATCACAACTTGCTAAACTAAGACAAGCCTATAGTCAAAATGTTGCAGGGCAACAACAAGCTACTCAACAAGCTGTATCTCAAGCTGGATTTACTCCTGTAGGAACTACAACTGCTTTTGGTACATCTAATTTTGGTTTTGACCCTACAACAGGTAAGTTAACTTCTGCTGGTTATACAGCAACTCCTGAATTAGCAGCTCAAAGACAAAAACTATTTGGTTTAGGTGCTGAAGCATTGCCAACAACGGCGAATACACAAGATATTCAACAACAATATATTGCACAGCAAAGAGGATTACTAGCTCCAAGTCGTGAACAAGCATTAGCTAACTTAAATAATACTCAATTTCAAACTGGAACAACTGGTTTAGCTACTGGTGGTACAGTGGCTGGCTATGCTCCCGGTGCTGCAGGTTTAATGCAGACTAATCCACAACTAGCTGCTTATTATAATTCTATTGCACAACAAGATGCTCAACTAGCTGCCAATGCTCCTACTTACGCTCAGAATCAATTAAATGCTCAGATTGCTACTGGTACTGGTCTATTTGGTGCTGCAAATACTTTAGAAAACTATGCACAACAACCATTGGCTTTGTCTTCTGCTCTTGGTACAGCAGCTTCTACAGCAGGTGCAAAATCAGGCTATTATGGATTGTTAGGAAATCAAGGTGCATTGGCAACACAGTTACAAGGAAATCAAGCAGATATTTATGGCACAGGTCAAGCAATTGGAACACTAGCAAATCCTATTCTCACAGCAGCTCAAGGCGGTTTAAACACTGCTATTGGTAATTGGTTATCATAAGGAATTAATATGGCAGATATGTTCGATAAAGAAGAACTTGGTATTGTTGGTTCTTTGTTTGGTACAACACCAGAAGCATTGCAACTTGCTCGTGAAAACACAGCATACACTCGTGGCACAAGTGCTGGTACAAACTTACTTGGCGGTATTCTAGGACAGTCTGGAATGTTTGCTGAACGAGGTGCTGCAGGTCTTCGTGGTGCTTTAGGACAACAGACTCAAGAAGAGCAAATGTTAGGTTTGCGTAAACAAGCACAACAACAGTTTGATACTAATACTCCTGAAGGACTGTATCAAATGGCACAGTTCCTAAACAAATCAGGAGATGCTGCTGGAGCAAGACAAGCTATTTTATTAGCTCAGGGACAGCAACAAGCTGGTGCTACTTTAGCAAAAACTCAAGCTGAAGAAAAAGCTAAACTTCGTGAACCTTTACCTAATATTGCTAAATTACAAGCATATAGAACTAATCTAATTGCTCAGTTTGGTGCAAATGACCCTCGTGTTAAAGAAGTAGACGCTGAAATTGCTGGTTTAGCTAAACAAGGACAAACAACTATTGATTTAGGTGGTTTGACTAGTTTATTTGCTAAAAAAGAAGCTGAAGCAAGTGCAAAAGAAGTTACTGACCAAATTGCTTCTGCACAAAAAGCTCTAAGTACAAATTCTAAAGTGTCTCGTGATATTGCAGAAATTGAAAAGATTTTACCTAATACATTCCAAGGTCAATTTGCTAATTTTGCAAAAACTGCAAGCAAAACTTTATCTGCTGCAGGTATTCCTGTGTCTGAAAAAGCAAGCAACACTGAAGTTTTACAGGCTTTGACTAATAATTTAGTATTACCTGCTGTAAAACAACTACCGGGTTCTTTAGCAGCAAAAGAATTGGCTTTCTTACAAGAAACAAAACCTACAGCACTACAAGAACCTGCAACTGTTAAGCGTTTAATTAGTTTACTAAAAGATGATATTTCTGTTAATCGTGCTTTAGTTAAACGAGCTGACAAATACAAAAATGAAAATAAACTTGGTAGTTTACAAGGATTTAATGTTGCATTACAGCAAGATGAACTTTATACTAGTTTAAATCGGTATAATAATCTTAAAGCTAAAGTGCTAGCAAGTCCCGGTAAACAAGTATTAAATGCTAATGAAGCCGCTTTTGCTAAATCCATTGAAGAAGAATTAGGACTTTAATATGTCAACTATTGATTGGGATGCAGCAGTACAAAGTTATCAATCTGGACCACAGTTTAAAGCAACACCAGAAGGAATTGTTGAAACTCCTCCACCAACACCATTACCTGAGTTATTGGGTCTTGCTGGCGGTGTAGGCGGTGCTTTGTTAACTCGTAGTCCACAAGGTGCTGCTGCTGGTAGAACAGGAGCAATGGCTCTTGGTCGACAATTTGCTCCATCTTTGTTTGGTTCTAGCGTTGGAACTGCAATTGGTTTAGGAGCAGAAAGTGCATTTCAACCTGTATCCCCTGAACGAGCAGGAATGGCAATGCTTGAAAACGCTGCATGGGATGTGGGCGGTAATCTTGTCGCTACCGTTGCAGGAAAGACTTATCGTGTTGGAAAAGATGCTCTTGAGTCATTAGGTTTAACTAAAGCTGGAAACTTTGGAGATGCTAAAGTTGCTGCTCAAAAATTCCTATCCGAGCGTAATGCAACCTTAACTAAAGGACAACTTACTGGCAGTCCATTAGACCAGTTTGTAGAGTATGTGTCCAAAGGCGGCACAGGAATGGATATTTATAAAACACAACAAGAAAAAATTGCTCAAGCAGTTACACAAGGTGTAGAAGATGTTAAAAAATCTTTAGAAACTTCACCCGCATTTCAACAAGCTCTTAAAGCAGACCAGCCTCTAACTCGTGCCGCTGGTGAGAATTTTCAAGCCTTAATCACTACTGCAAGAGATTCATTTAAAGAGACATATCGTCCTTTCTATCAAAAGTTGTCTACTGATTTAAATGCTTTTGTAGACATGAAGCCAATTAAGCGTGAAGCCCAAGCAGAATACGATAGATTAGTTAAAAGTAAGTTTGCTGGAGCTGGTGCAGATAGAAAAACTGTTTTAGAAGATATCTTAAAACAAGACGATTTAGTTGACTTTGGAGTTGCTCACGATTTAAGAAGTAACTTTGGTGCAGCCGCTAGAGATGCTATTGAAACAGGCGGTAAATCTACAACTTTATCTTCTGCTTATTCTAAATTTGAAAGTAAAATCAATTCTGCAATGGATAATGCTTTTTCTTACAAAAGAAAAGAATTAGCGGGAACACCTTATACTCAGAAATTAGTAAACGATTATAGAAATACTCAATCAGCATATCGTGAAGGTATGGATGGTCTATATAATGAAACCATTACCGAAGGCATGAAAGCATCTCCGTCTAAAGTTGGTTCGTATATTTTTGATTTAGCAGAAACAGAAAAATCTACAGCATTAGCTAAAGCAATTACACAGATTGATAAATATGCTTCACAGCAAGGAAGACAATCTGGTCAGATTCTTGGCGATTTTAAATATGGTTTTATGGAACAGGCTTTGTCTTCTCCTGAAAAGATTAAGAAGTTTGCTAGTGACTTAGACCAAAACCCTGAAACAAGAAGAGCTTTTTATAAACTATTTAAAAACGAAGCTGCTCCTTTAAAAGAAATTTTAAATGCGGCTGATATTGGTTTAGAAAATACTGCACAAAGTTCAGCCGCTGCGTTTTTAAGAAATAAAGCAACAATTACAGGCGGTCAAGCGTTGATTGGAACTGTAGGCTATTTTACTTTACCATCTGAAATGCGTGACAAACTTGCAGATAATCTTCCAGAGGCAGCATTGTCGGCTGGAGCATTTATCATTACTCCGAGATTGCTTGCAAAAGTTTCCACTAATAAAGAAGCAATTAGTGCTTTAGTTGATTTAAACAAAGCTAGTCAAAACCCTAAATTTGGTGGTGCTGCTGCCGCTAAACTTGTGGATAGATTAAATAAAACTGGAATTATTGATAGTGAATATATTTCAGAAGTAGATTCTTTGTTTGGACAACCTAAAACAACAACACAACCACAAGAAACCCAAAAGATTAATTGGGATGAGTTGGTAAAACAATAATTATACACACTATACACACGATGAATATCTATGTCCGACCTCTATGGAATAAACGAAGGAGTAAAAACACTCACTGGTAGTCTTGATGCTAGTAGAGAAAGTGCTAAATCATTAACTAAACAAGTTGAAGCCATCCAAAAAGATGCAATATCGGTAGCTCAACAACAATCCAAAGATAGACGAACTGCTCAACGAGAAGCAGAGTTTAAAAAACAACAGGCTATCTTTAAAGCATTAGACGAATACAAGCGTCGCAAAATGCTAACAGACCAAGAGGTCGAACTAAAGAAACAATTCATCAAGCAGTACGGAACTAAAGAATGGGATTCTGTTTTGCGTATTAAGAATGAAATAGAAGCATTAGAAAAGCACAATATTGAAGAATTTCAACACGATTTGAAATCAGTAAGAAGAGTACAGTTTTGGTGTTTTTTTGTAGCTGGGTTTATTGCGTGGTATTTAACTTGGGGTATTAAATAATGTTTGGAATAGATGACATCATTGGTGTAGGAATGAAGTTAGTTGATAAACTAATTCCTGACCCTGCCCAGAAAGCACAAGCACAACTAGACTTAGCTAAGTTAGCTCAGGAAGGTAGACTTGCTGACATTCAAGCTGATATGAATGAGCAGAACAATGTCTCTGATAGATGGAAATCAGATATGTCTTCTGATTCGTGGCTATCTAAAAACATAAGACCAATGGCTCTAATAGCAATTCTTGGCGGTTACTTTGTCTTTGCAATGATGTCAGCCTTTGGTTTGAACGCAAACGAGTCCTATGTTACGCTGCTCGGAAACTGGGGGATGCTCGTTTTCGGTGCATATTTTGGGTCACGCACCCTTGAGAAGGTTACAGAATTAAGGAATAGAGCTAAATGAACGTAAGTGAACACTTTACTCTTGAAGAGTTAACTCATACAGATCATCGTGAGTTTGACAATACTCCTAATGAGCAAGAACGTGCTAACTTAGGTCGTTTAGCAACTATGTTAGAAAGAGTTAAAGAAGTACTAGGTGGTAAGCCTATTATGATTAACTCTGCTTTTAGATCTAAACAGGTTAATGATGCTGTAGGATCTAAAGATACTAGCCAGCACCGTATCGGCTGTGCTGCTGACATTAGAGTCCCTGGAATGACCCCAGATGAGGTCGTGAAGGCGATTATAGCTTCGGACATAGGGTACGACCAGATCATCAGAGAATTCAATTCATGGACGCATATAAGCGTTCCTAATAGCTTTTCTACATTACCACGTAAACAGGCTTTGATTATAGACAAACAAGGCACTAGAATTTACGCATAATTGTATAGTATATTACACAAAAAAACAGCCCCGAAGGGCTGCTAAAGTACTACCACACACAAGGAATTAGATTTCGCACCCACCTGCGGTGCAACTTAGCATTTGAGCGCCTTCGACATTATCGTCATACTCTTTGAAGTTCTCCCAATCAACTGTAATAGGAACTAACAGCTTCAATCTGTTGTAGGCTTCTTCGTCTACTTCTTCATAAGGTGCTTGTTTGTAAGTACCACCATCCATCGGCAGGAAAGACACACCAGTAACTTCATCAAAGTGTTTAAATGTCCAAGCCCCTACATCCATCCATTCGTTCTCTAAGACAGAGATAGTGACTGATGGCTTGTGCTCACAGTAGTGACGCTGGAATATCAACCATAACTTCAAGTGCTGAATTGCTGATAAGTCTTCACGCAATAATCCACCTTCAGCAACTGCTACAGGGAAACTAAAGACTGTTGTTGACTCAGGCTTCATCACACAAGGCTCTGCAACGAATCCAGCTTGAATCATAAACTGTGTTAACGGGTCTTTATTGTCAGCACGAACCCGTCTAATATAATACTTACTATGTTGAGGATGAATACCACTTGCAGTAGAACAGAGCTGAGAAACTGTTCCTTCGGGCTTAACTGCGGTAACAGCGACAGACTGATTAATACCAATAGCAGCAGCAAACTCAGCGTTAGTAGCAACAGCAAGGTCACGAAGTTTCTCCAATCGAGCAGGTAATCCCTCATCATCAGGATTGTTTAATAAAGTGTTATCACAGATACCAGTCATCGACACACCTAACAATGCTTCTTCTTCTGTGTTCTTCTGCCACACTTTACGCAAGTAAGGGAAGTCTGTTAACGACGCTTGAAAAGTGCCAAGAATTGTTGCCAAACGAATCTTATTGCTGATGGAATCAATATCATCATCGCTACGAATAATACAGCTAGATAAGTTGCAAAATTGATAAGGACGAAGAATAATTTCAGAACAAGGATTAGTGCCGAAAGCATAAGTTGCATCCCTGCGTCCATTCTTTGCTGCTTGTACTTGGCTGGCTTCTCTGTTGAAGATTCCACGCTCTCCTGAGTGTGATTCATAAATAGAACTCCATTCACGCATAAATTGACCAATAGATGGTGTCTCAACATAGGTAGCAGAGTTGTTAGCTAATGCTCTTTGACTTTGACCATCCCACCATGCACCTGCTTTAGCGTGTGCCATCTTATCGTCTGACAAATCAGACAAAGAAATCATTGCACTCCGTCTGACTCCACCCACGACAACAACTTCCCCGATTTTGCAGAGAATATCATGACACTCAAGGGAATTGAGACGGCGACCAACTGCTCCTTTAAACTTGGTAACACAAAACTTATAAAGTTCTTCCAAAGGTTGTGGTCCAGAAGCTCTTCCTCCAAATGTTTTAAGTCTAGCTCCTGCAGGTCTAACTCTTGAAGTGTCAAACTTTGGAATTTCCCCAGCGTACAAAAGAGCCAAGAGTTGTCGAAGTGATTTAGCCCATCCTTCTTTAGAATCCGACACAACAATAGAAGTCTTACTATCATACAACTTAGTCGGGATTTCAGGTAACTTAGAAACATATTGTTGCTCCACAGAGAAACCGACACCAGTGCCACAGAGAAGAATATACATCGCTTCATCAAAAGCTTTAGGGTCGTCTATTGGTAAATAAGAACAATTGAATGCAGCCACATTCTGACGCTCTAATGCAGGTCCTGCTGTCATTACTGCTCTCATGCTTGGCACTACATCAAGATTAGTTACAGCAGTCTCTAACTCATCTCGTAACTCTTTTGTAAGTGTGTAGTTTTGTTTTGTGGCTAAATGCTTTTCCATAAAGTCAAAGTATCGTGCTACTGTTTCGTTCCAGTGTTCACGACGACCTTTATCGTCAAGATAGCGACTGTATCTTGATTTAGCAATAAAAGTGTTGTATGGAGTCATTGTGTACGGCATATTTTATCGAACCTCTTTTTCTAGTTTATCGGCATTCTCTTCTATTTTATCGGAGAACATAGTCACTAACTCTTCGCTACTAATATCTAGTAACTCAAGTAGTGTTATTTCATCTAAAGCAATTAGACGCTCTTTTATTTCATGCAAAAGCAATGGCATCTTTATCTTTCTATTTGTAATACTTATCTACTACATCGTCATAATTCTCTATCAAAAACTCTAAATAATGCTGAATTTTCTCTAGGTCTTCTCTTCCGTTCTTGTAAGGAAAGCGGAGGATATATTTTACCACATTATGTGACCAAGGGTCAAGTCCCCAATCCATAGCGATTGTCCAAGGCTGTACACCCTTTTTATAGTGTTTTCCGCCTACTTGTTTGGACAAGCTGTCACCGGGGTCTTCCATGCCGTCATCATACTTCGTTAACACATCGTAGCCATAATGGGCTGGCATTGCAATAGGATTATCCACAATGTTTTACCTCCACCATTTTCTTAGTAGATTTAGTTCCTTGTGACCAGCTTCCACAAGACTTACATTGATACCTTTGATAAGTTCCTGTAGTTGACACTGCTGTACCACGCTTTTGAAGATGTGTAGAACCACAAGTAGGACAACCAGTAATGTCTTGGTATAAATTGCGATTAGGTGCATTCTTAATCCAAGGCAAAAGATTCTCGTAAAGACTTTCTAATAACACAACATCTTGAATGTTGTATTCTTCCATTCTTTTCCAAGCGTCTTTATCGTTGTTCATGCACTTGACCCACAAAGAATGACCTTCGTGTTCTTGTTTCTTACCTAAGCCCAAGCGTTGAGATACATAATCCAACTTATTGCTAGGAAACCTAAAATTACTACGAACCACACGCAAGAGGTCAATTTGTTTATAAGGCGATGGTGGAAGTAGTTTGTTGAGAAGAAATTCCTTGTTAAGAGTAGGAATATCAAACTTAGTTCCATTGTAATGGATAACAGCATCAGCAGAGTCCAAAAGAGCATGAATACCTTTCAGCATTGTTTTAGGTTTAGATTGATGTACAGAATCAAAATAAATGTCTTCTTCGTTTAGCCACTTAGCTGCGTAGCAGAGGACATACGAAGACTCCATTAATTGATTGATACTGACATTCTGTTGCCACAGACCCCAAACATGGGCTGTGTTAGGACTTGTTTCAATATCAAGCAATAGGATTTTCATTCGTCATCACCCCAGTCATTAAACATATCAGATTGTTGTTTAAATCTTTCTTTGTGTTTTTCAAGCCAAGACCAATCTTCAGTTGAAATTGCATATTCTTTATCACGACCAAGTGGATAGTCGGTAATAAATCGCATCTTTTCTGCAATCCCGTAGCCGTATTGACCAGATAAGAAATCAGCAAATTTAAGCATCAGGTCTGTCCAAGACGCACAGTCATCAGTATCAAATTCTTTAGTCATCTTTCCATCAACATCTTCAATTTCAAATTTAACTCTCATCACGCTATCGTACATATTCATTCTCCTATTGTGCCATTAAATCAAAAAACAGTTCTGCATCAACTACTGCTAATGGTTTACAGTTATTTTGTTTAATAATAACTATTGGTTCACCATCGCCATGCTTCTTGCATTGCTCGTAATAATTGTAGACGGCTATCTTTGCTAAAGACTTACATTCAAATGTTGCTGGCATTTCGTCCTTAGCAAACTGAGACATCACAATATCTTCACCATGACTACCCATTGGACAACTGCGTAGGTCCTTGTCCGTCAGTTGTGGATACCTCGCTAGTAGTTGCTTTACTGTCCACTGTTGGAGCAGTCTTCCTTTTTGTTTTGCGGAGCTTGTTTTCAAGTTTTATTTCCTTCTTTTTGGTAAGCATCTTTTTCGGGATTGTGATACTGTTGTTGCACATTCCATCGGTGATAGTTCCTGCAAGTTCAATCTGTTCATCGTTTTCAAATACAATGAATCCAACTGTTTTACAACGCAAGTCTTCACGCTTTGCTTCATGCCATTCACCTTGAGCAAGTGCATCAAGCCATTCCACTACGACAAGTTTGGCGGTGTCCAGACTTGATTCGGACTTCTTTGTAGCCACAGAAGTTGTCCGTTCTCCAACACTCGCTGCTGGTCGCCCTCGTAGGCTTTGAGGACTGCTTGATACAGTTCGCTTTCGTTTGTACATTTTTCAAGAACCTTTTTAGCTTTAACAGGACCGATACCCTTCAGTCCAATGATGTTGTCAATTCTGTCGCCAGTTAAAATTTGAGTATAAAAAGAATGTAATCCTTCAAACTCAGATACATAATACTTTTCTTTTTTCTTGTAGTTGTAGTGCCAACCTCTAAACTGATTGAGGTCTTTGTCAATATGAACCATGATAGTTTCATCTTCAGGAACTGCGTAAGCAGCAATACCAACTGCATCGTCTGCTTCAATTCCTTGAACTACTTCAAAGCCCCACGATGTCACTAAATGACACCTAAGTGCTTGTAAATGCACAGGTTTTTCAGATACTCTCTGACCCTTATATGGAACTGTAACTGCAACAGCATCACGAAAGTTGCCTTTACCCGTTAGGAAGCCCTTGTAATCTGCACAGTCCAGTTCCATACAAAGTTCAGTCATTGTTTCCTCAATCCTTGCTACTGCAATAGACTCCTCCGTATCGTTACTAGAGAAGCCCACTGCATAGCAAAGACTATCAGCATCAATGAGAGCAGTTATCACAGGATGTCGTCATCCAAGTTTTCAATTGTAGAATCATCGCCATTAGCGTTATACTTGATTAAATCAGTAATAACAATCTTAGCTAGAGAAGCACTAACACCTTCTTTGTTCTTCCACTTCCAGCTATATGGCTTAATCAATGCAACTGCTTTTGAGCCGTTACCAACTACATCCTTAATCTCGTTACCATCTTTATCAAACGGCTGAATAGCGTAGTTTGATTTAACAGTTAAGAACCAACCCTTCTCTGGTTTGTCTTCACGCTTGCGTGGTGCAAGACCAATAGACTCTAGTGCTTCGACTGCAGCATTAGACAAATTGGCTAAGTCACACTGGAACTTACCACTCATCTCATTTACTTTGTCAAAGAAAGCCCACTGAACTTCTGCTTGAATTTTTACTGGTTTCATTTCCATTTGATTCTCCTTATCTACTACTGTTTAGAAATACTGCAACTACCATTATACAACAATTTACAACTATTTGATTCCACGATGTGAAATAGTTTACTGAAGTGTTTGATTTGAATACTCTAAACTAGCTTCTAGTGTTCCGTCTTCAATATCAAGTAGTGCATCTTTCAAAAGCTCATGCGTTTCTTCAATATCAAAAGACGAACTTAGTGAATATGTGCCATCTTTATACGCTGATATTGCCACCATTCCTACTAGGTTTGGGTCTTTTTCTTTTTCCATCATTAGTGTGTCTCTTTCCACGAGTTACCTACCTTGTATTCTCCGTCCAAAGGACATCTTAATCTTTTCTTTGGGTTCGGAACTGGGTCATCTAATACTTTTAATTCTTTTACAACATCTGCAATCGCCTGTTTACCCAGCTTACCGACTTCTTCTGCACGACTTTCTTCTACTTCAATTTGCCACTCATCGTGAACATTAGCAACTATCTTAAAATCTATCTTAGACTGCCGTAGTTTCTTATGCAAGAGAACCACAGCTTGCTTCATGACGATTGCACCAGCACCTTGCAAGAGCGTGTTAAGTGCCGAGTGCTCCGCACGAACGAGTAACTTGCGTCCGTCAAGACCCGGTAGCCATCCTTTTTTAGCATAGATACGAGATACTTTCTCTCTAAGAGCTTTAAGTTTCGGTGTGTTTCGTAAAAAAGAATCAATGAGCTTCTGTCCTTCTTTCGCAGAACCTCCAACAATCGACCCGATTTTGGCACTTCCCGCACCATAGAGGAATGCATAGATAAATGTCTTAGCTTGATTTCTCGTTTGCAACCCAGCAGCGGTTTGATTCGCTGTGTGGATATCGCCTTCAGTAACTTCATGTGTATATACATTGTCGTTCATATAGTGAGCCAGCATTCGTAACTCCAGTCCTGAAGCATCAATACCAACTAACTTATAGCCTTTCTCTACTGTCCATAAATCTCGACACTCTAATCCATAAGGACTACCACTGTTGGGAACTTGTGCCATGTTAGGGCTGTGGTGTGTCATACGACCTGTCACAGCTCCGTTAGTAATGACACGACCATGAACCCTGCCATCTGTTCCAATCGCCTCTAGCCAGCTATCAATCTGTGCTATCCGCTTTTGTAACATCATATACTCTGCTAAGGTTTTTGCTTCTGGGAAGTCGAGGCTTTCGAGCGTGGTTTCGTCGACGATGACCGACCCTTTTTCTGTAAACTTGTTAGGTTTCCAACCTTTCTCGATGAGCCTTTCTGCGATTTGCTGGCGACTGCCGGGATTGAACGGCTCGATGATGTCTTTGAGGGGTTTGCCATTCGTTTTGTGAACTCGTCCAGTGGTGACTTTGTCAGGAAAGATTGCTGCCATTTCAACTTGAATAGCGTCCAGCTTAGTTTTAAGTAAAGATAATAATTGTAAAGCTGCTGCTTCATTGAGTTTGAAGCCATTTCTTTCTTGTTCCGCAACGATGATTGCGACTTCGTGTTCGAGCGTGATACTCTCTTTTGAATAACCATTTTTCATCTCCTGAGTTAAGTGTTCATACAACTTTTGTGTTACTAATGTATCTTGAATACAATATTCCAACATCTCATCTGTAAGTCCGTTGTCAAAGTCTGTAAAATCTCCCTTAGCAAACCCTAAGCGTTGTCCCCATGCAGCAAGGCTATGTCCATCTTCTAAGCTAGGGTTATACAGTCTAGACAACACCAGCGTATCTACTAATTTTGACTTCTTTACAGTAATACCCCAAACTCTTTTCAATACTGGGAAGTCAAAGAAGATTCCGTTGTGAGCAATGATGCTTTCACAACCATCTAAAAACGCTTGTAATTCAACAGGTTGCAAGAAAGTTGATACTACATTCTTTTTTATATCACGACAAACTACACACCAAATCTTATCGTGTGCTAGGTTTGTTTCAATGTCAAGAATGATTTTCATTTAATGTTCATCCATAAACCTACTTGAGCTGCAGCATAGCCAATCCATATCAACGCATTAGGAATAGACCCTTTGCTTAATTGTAACATACCTACAATTAAATAGCCAATACCGGTAGCACCAACAATCCAATGCTCAATCATTTGATTCAACACCTTCCATGCGTTTAATCTCATGGTCAATAATATTCTTTGCAGATTGAAAAGCTAAACTTAATCGCTTCATATCTTCTACATGATAGTTATCAACACCACCAGCAGGAACACCATAAGCCTCTAATGTATCTCGAACCATTTGTTTTAGTGTTGTATCAAATTGCACAGGTTCGTCAGAATCCCCAAACCAAAAACCATAGTTAATGATTCCGTTTTCTGTAATCCACGCATATCCGTCTATTTTAATATTCTTCTTACTCATATCTTCTTTCCATTTCCATAAGTTGTTCCAGTTGGGTAGATGTAGTGGCGGACATTTCCAAACCATTATACATTTCTCCAGTACCTATCTTTAGGGTTAGCCAACATAGACTTGAGTAGCTCATCTACTGAGCTAAACCATTGAGTGACTCTCATGCCTTTTTCAGTCATGATGTCAAAGCTCATCTGCCCTCCGCAATAAACTTATCAACGGCAGCATCAATCTCGTTACCAATCATCCATCTCCATTCGCTCATATCGCCATTACAAGCAATCACAGACGGAGCTACGAGACTGTGGTCCACATCCCACGAAGCACTGCGTAGCCAGCGATAACGCTCTGCATCAGCATAGATTTCTGTGTTGTCCTGTATGCGACCAAAGACATCCTTGTTTAAAGTGCGTAGTCGGTCAATCTCTAAACACAATGCGTTGATGTAATTGCGAGTAACTGAATATTCATCCTGTTTCGCATACTCTCTTGCTGCTTCTACTAAGTCTTTCATAGTGTGTCCTGTATCTCTAACATTCGTCCAGTTTGTCCATTATACAACAATGCTCCGCAGTTACCAGTGTAGCCACTAAAGCGATTCTTTAGCACTCGCACCGAAGTAGTATTGCGTTCAATCATATCCATCGCCTGTCCATTACGCTCTAATCCTATCACAATGTCAGACAGTTGTGCAATAGCACCTGAACCACGCAACTGTGCTAAGGATGTCGCAGCTCCTTCCTCATGCCCTTTGCTATCAGGTCTTTTAAGGTGAGAGACACAAATCAAAGCAATGCCAGTCTCTTGAACCAACATCCGCAACTTAGTCATAATGGAATCCAAGGCTTTACGCTCATCGCCAACATCGCCCCCGCTAACAATAATACTAAGATGGTCAAGAAAGACATAGCCACAATTAAGACCTTTAGCCATATAACGCACTCTATTGACAATATTTTCCAAAGAAGTGCTGCCGAAATGGTCAAACAAATAAATGCGGTCACTTCCGAGTGTTCTATCAAAAGCATCTTTAAGCTCCTCTGGTGAGATTTCTACATCAGGTAAATGAATTGGTTTGTTTACTGCCAAAGACATCAAGCTACGGGCAGTCTTTCGCACACTTTCTTCAAGAAACATAAGTCCGATTCTGTCAGTTGTTTTGTTAATGATGTGCCATACAATTTCACGCAAAAACTGTGACTTTCCCAGACCAGAACCCGCCGTAACCATGACGAGTTCTCCTTTCCGAATTCCGTATGTAAGTTTATTAAGTCCTTCATAAGGATAATCGCAGTCTGCTTTTGCAATAGGAGCTGAGACCAAATCCCACAAGGTGTTGCCCTGAATAATTCCATCAGGAACATAAGACTCCGCAGCCCACCAAGTATCAATAAATTCTTTACCAGCATTATTCTCAAGGTAATCGCAAGCATCTTTGTATCCTTTCTTATGCTTCATTACTTTAACCTTACCACCAAACAATTCCGCTACTGCTTGTGCTGCTTTAATTCCCGGCTCATCAGCATCAAAGCAAATCACAATATTCTCAAATGAATCAATCCATTCATACTGTGTTTTACAGTCCTTTAGAGCTGCTTGTGCGCCGTTACGCACCGATACACAAGGATACTTGCTACCTTGCATCTGATAACTCGCTAGAGCGTCTAATTCACCTTCGCAGATTGTCAAGTAACGACCAGCTTTAGTAAATAGATTTTGTCCAAAAAGCGTAGCATCTTTAAAATCACCAGCAATACTAAAATCTTTGGTTTCCACTAGCCTAGTCTTAACTGCTGTCATTACTCCATCAGCATCAAAGTAAGGATAGTAGTGTTTGCCGTTATCCTGTCTTACTCCGTAGGCTATGCAAGTAGCCGAAGTAATGCCACGACTAACGATAGAAGTAGAAGTGCTATTGTCATAGAATTTTAAATCCTTATTCATAGGTTTAACTGCTTTCTGTGTAGTGATTGTGCCGTCCCCAGCAACATAGGTTTCACAAGCAAAACAGTATTGATGACCATCGTCAAATAAACTGTTTGCATCGCTACTTCCACAACTCTCGCAGGGAATATGCCTGAGATATTTAGAGTCCTGCACTATCAACCTCTTGTAAATCGTAGGTGATGTCAAGCACATCTTCCTTAGTAATCTTCTCTACTGGTAACTCTTCCACCTTGCACCAGCAATCCTCTTCCGTATCGCCATAAACCGACACAGAATAAGACACAGTAACAGTAAACTTAGCAACCACTCCAACAGGCTCTTCTCTGTAATATTTCATTATTTCACCTCAATTATTCCTTGTTTAACTCGATAAGGATACCTAGATTCAACATAAAAGCATCTAAATACCCCGTCCTTAACGCTTAACCAACCATGCCAATCGCTATATTTATCAGCATAATTACCACATACCTGATGGTCTATCTCAATCATAGCGACAGAATACCCCACAAACGCACTAAAACACGCTACAATCGCATAACGCAGCATCGCCTATACCTCGGTATCAACTACTGGAATTAAGCGGTCTATGGCTTCATTTAAGCGGTTTCTAAAATCCGCCATAATTTCCTCATAGCCGTATTGTCCACACAATGCCACCATCTCTTCTAAGACAAAGTGTTTATGCAATTCCGCTTGTGCCTGTTGCAACTCAAAACCCGATAAATCGTCAAATTCCAACATAAAACCCTCCCATAAAAGACACATCATAAAACAAAAGACACAAATTGTCTGTCGTTTTCAAACAACACTAGCAAAGTCTTATGAACCCCACTATAATAACTATATAGATAACAACATAGACTATCGTAGATTGTTTTTCTATGTTAATTGATAGTAGTCTATATTCACAGTAACAACATAGACTATATAGGTCTATATCGGTAACTATATTACCTCTCGTTCCAGTAATCGTCTATATCGTCATTTTCGTAGTCATCTATGTAATTGTCATCTTCCAACAATTCCCCATTCCCTGTATCACCTTCACTTACAAGGTCATTCCTAACCTGAATAGGGATATAAGCATCAACTGATTTTAAACAGGTAGAGCACATTTCTAGGAATTGCCTAGTGATACCATGTCTTATAGTCGATTCATAGTCATTTAATGCTGCATTGCAACAAGTGCATCTCATAATATAGCCTTTCTGAGCTGTTTAGCTCGTAAGTGATACCTTACCCTCAACTACCCTTCAAACTCGGCTATAAAGCCCCTTTAATGGCTCGTAATAGACATATCATAACATGAGTATAGACTGTAATGCCACAAAGCCAGTAAAACCATGTATAAGGGTTTCTCATGATGTCATATCCTTGTACATGATGGTGGCATATTAGGGCAAATATAGCACGATACTATACCCTTTGGAGTGTTTATAGTTTGCACTTGGCATGCTTGTGCGAATATATCCCCTATAAACAATAGGGATATGATTAAACCCATAATTTTAAACATAGATAGAATTCCTCATAAGTTACATTTCGTTTAGATAACTCAACCCTTAACTTTTTAAGTGCTGATTGCTCTAGCTGGCTAACCCTTTGATGGCTTAACCCTAAAGCTGCTGCCACTTCCTTTAATGTCATCTATAGCCCTCCAGTAGTTAAGACATAGACAATGAGCGGGATTGTGAAGCACAACAACCCCATTAAACAACCTTGTAAAAATTTAAGCATGATAAACCCCTTAGAATGATTGGAAAATAATACTGTCATCAGTATGACCAATAACGCTAGTGTTGTCAGCAAGATAAGCAAACACCTTATCAAAATTGACCTGAGTATCGTCATCAGGGTCTAGCTCAATATCATAGCTATTAACAATTTCTTCTATTGTGCTTTCTTGATACTCGCAACAAATGGCAATGACATCTAGTTCGATTTGTTCCCCAGTGTCATCTTCATAAGATTCAAAGTAGTTAAACAATTGCTCCAAGCCCTCATAACTGAAATTATTGGGACGGATAGCGTTAAAAGCATTGCGGAAATCGTTTAGGGTTACTGTTGTTTTCATTTTGTAATTCTCCAAAGTTAGGATAATGCGGTTTAAGTTTACTGCTGTTTTAAGATAAATATTCATTTATCAAATCAATTGTTTCGGCAGCTGTGCGAACTAAGTTATCGGAAATATTGCGACCATCGATAAATGGCTCAGCTTGATAAATCCATTGTGCGACCTCTGCCAGCATTACGACCCGTTTTAAATCATGGGTGGCAATTAGAGCTGGTAATGCGTTTGCTTTTTTAAGAGCTTGTTTAAAGAGGATTTGTGCGTTCATTTGTATTACTCCCTTATCTACTAGTTAATGAATGGTTAAACTGCAGTGCTTAAAATATACTCGGAATGGCTCTCAATCCAGTCGAGTGCCTCTTGAAGGGAGCAAAGATAAGAAGCCCCTGTGCTATGCATTACAGCCCACTGGTGCGAGTGTTTGTTAGGTTTAAGGTCAATATAGTAAGTTCCTACATCGGTTTCAATTGTTGCAAAGAATGATTGCATGGTAATTCCTTTCTTATCTACTGGTTAATGGTTACTGCTTACCCTCTACTCTGAGGCTTTGCTAGGTCTGTGTCTAATTGTATTTAACTATAACGGCCTTGGAATTGATAGTCTAAAACTATTTATTTAAAACAGACCGCCAGCCCTTTGTTTATATAGAAAACTGCGTTCGTAAACAGTTAAGGGCTAAGTATCATCTCAGGATAAAACAGCTCTAAAGCCTTGTATTGCAGTCTAAACAGTATCTAAGGGTAAACCCTAGTATGTTTGTATTGTTAGTGTCTACTAACTTAATTCTGAGCTGTGGAATGTTAGTAATGACTAACTTCCTAGAGCTGTGAAGTGTTAGTGATGACTAACTTAGTCCCTGCTATATGGTGCAACACAGCAACACACACTTAGTTAGTGCAGACTAACATAGTTGACTCTGTCCCTATTATTATCCTATGTAAGTGCTTACTATCATTGACTCTGTCCCCATTATTGCTTCATTGATGTAAGTGAGTGCTTACTTCGCTATAGGGGGGAGGGGGTTGATGTTATAGTATAATATTGTGGGAGGCGCTATAGCACACAAAAGAGTAAAATAGGACTTATGCTAATATAGACTTAACTGATTGATAATAAAAGATAAAATAGCCAACATTGTCAATAATGGAAAATGCTCACTGCGAAGCAGGTCTGCGGAGGTCAACAAAGCTATGGTAGCCCCGCTACGGTAAAGACATAGTAAGTGTAGGGTCTATAAAATAATGCTTGACAAAATCACGAAAGTATGCTAAAATCGCTTTACAAGAGTTCAGCAACACACTATAAAGTAATCGGGACAGTCCCCTTCGGGACGACAAGTTATAGCGTACTGTAGCATGGGGAACGAATAACCGACAGGTAGTTCCCCCTAATAGCGAACAACGGTCTACGACAGCACTCTATAGTATTAGTAGGGCTTTGAATTTTTTTAATGTGTCTTCCTAAAAGGATAAAAGACTAATGTCTGATGATGTGTCTTCTAAAGAGGTGTTGGTGGTTGAAAAACCAAAAAGACCAAAGATTCGCAGACGAGAAGTGGTTAATGGTAAACCTAAGCGTGGTCGTCCTTCAAACAAGGCAATTGCTAAAAAGAAGAATCCCGGCACACTGGGCAGACCTCCCGGAGATGCAGCCCGAATAGCCGAGTTTAAAGCAAGACTACTTGCTACTGCTGGTGACAGTGTTATCACCAAGATTATTGAAACTGCTCTTGCTGACGGACATCCAGCACAGGGTGCAATGTTAAAGTTTTGTGGTGAAAGATTATTACCACTGTCTAGTTTTGAAGCAAAGTCTGGTGGTGGTACTCCGCAGATTAGTATTAATATCACTGGCATTAATTCGCCAACGGTAGAAACTGCAGAAGAAGTAATTGAAAACGATTACACTGATGTAGTCATAAAGGATATAGAATAATGGCAGATTTGAACTTCAGTCTGCTAAAGTGGCAACAAGAAGTATTTAAAGACACTACTCGCTTTAAGGTTATTGCTGCGGGTCGTCGCTGTGGTAAAAGTAGATTATCTGCAGTAACCCTATTGATTGAAGGGTTAAATTGTCCTGAAGGTTCAAGTGTGATGTATGTTGCACCAACGCTAGGACAAGCTAGAACGATTATCTGGGATTTGTTGATGGACCTAGGTAGACCGATTATCAAGTCTGCTCATATCAACAACTTAGAGATTACTTTAGTAAATGGTCGTAAGATATTAGTTCGTGGTGCAGATAATCCTGACTCGCTTCGTGGTGTCAGTTTGACCTATCTGGTAATGGACGAGTGTGCGTTTATTAAAGCAGAGATTTGGGAAAAGGTATTACGAGCATCTTTGTCTGATAAAAAAGGTAGAGCCATGTTTATTTCTACCCCATCTGGTCGTAATCACTTTTATGACTGGTATCAGTTAGGACAAGCTGGTGACGATGAGGAGTGGAAGTCTTGGCACTTTACCACTGCAGATAACGAAACCATTGACCCTAAAGAGATTGAAGCAGCTAAGAGGACACTAAGTTCCTTTGCGTTTGGACAAGAATATTTGTCTTCCTTTAACAACGCTGGTGCAGGTTTGTTTAAAGAAGAATGGATTAAGTTCGGAGATGAGCCTAAGTCTGGTAGTTGGTACATTGCAATTGACTTAGCTGGATTTGAAGAAGTGGCTAAGAACGCTAGTGCTTCCAAGAAAAGATTAGACCAATCCGCTATTGCGTGTGTTAAAGTAACCGATGACGGGAAATGGTATGTGGACAAGATTGAAGCAGGTCGTTGGGACATTGAAGAGACAGCGACTAGAATACTTAAAAATATCGCACAGTACGAGCCGATGGCTGTAGGAATTGAGCGAGGAGCATTAAAAAACGCTGTATTGCCTTATTTGAGTAACTTGATGCGTCAGCACAATTGCTACGCTCATATCGCTGATTTAACGCATGGAAATAAGAAAAAAGTAGATAGAGTGATTTGGGCTTTGCAAGGTAGGTTTGAGCATGGTCAAGTGGTTCTGAATGCTGAAGGTGACTTTGATGAGTTTGTAGACCAGTTGCTAATGTTCCCTACGAATCAAGTTCATGACGATTTGCCCGATGCTTTGTCTTACATCGACCAGTTAGCCGTAACAACTTATGGCTTTGACGATGCAGACGAAGAATATGAATGTATGGATATTATAAGCGGATACTAATATGAAATGTCCTGTTGCTACACACGATATAAAAACCAATCTAAAAAACAGAGACTGGGCATTCAAGAATGTCGGTTACGGTCCTGCAAATCCCAATGAACCTAACAGTGCCTTTTGGAATGCTAAAGCCAATGAATGGCAAACAGAACTAAAGCAAGCCAAGTCTATGCGTTGTGGTAACTGCTCTGCATTTATCCAAACTCCAGAGATGATGGAATGTATTCGTACTGGCATTGACGAAGAAAAAGACAGTTACGCAGAAGATGTGATTGAGTCTGCTGGCTTAGGATATTGTGAACTATTTGATTTTAAATGTGCAGACACTCGCACTTGTAATGCTTGGTTAATTGGCGGTCCTATTACAGAAAGTAATATGGAAATGCCTGATATGATGACAGACACCACTGAGGACTAAAATGGCTCAAATGAAAGACAACAACGAATCAACTCAGTGGGACGAACCTACTGAATCAGATAAAGAGATTATTGCATTCGTTATTGAACACACTGACTTATGGAGAGACTATCGTGACCAAAACTTCCTAGATGATTGGGAAGAATATGAAAGAATCTTTAGAGGTGAGTGGGAAGCTCAAGACCGTACTCGTGAATCAGAGCGTAGCCGTATTATTTCTCCTGCAACTCAGCAAGCTATTGAGACTCGTCATGCAGAGATTATGGAAGCTATCTTTGGTGATGGCGAATACTTTGACATCGAAGATGATGCTGCTGATGACCAACCAATGGATGTTGCCCAGCTTAAGATTCAGTTGCAAGAAGATTTAGAAAAACAAAAGGTTCGTAAACAGATTGACCAAATCGAACTGATGGCAGAGATTTATGGTACTGGTATCGGTGAGATTGTAGTTAAAAAAGATAAAGAGTATGTCCCTTCTACTCAACAAATCCCCGGCTCTACTCAAGCCGCTTATGGTGTTACTGAGCGTGAGTACACCTGCGTTAAACTTAATCCTGTAAATCCTAAGAACTTCCTTATTGACCCTAACTCTTCTACTGTGGAAGATGCACTAGGATGTGCTGTTGAGAAGTTTGTGTCTATTCACAAAGTTGTGGAAGGCATGGAAAAAGGTATCTATCGCAAAGTCAATATCAGTTATGCTTCTGATGACACTGCTTTAGAGCCAACTCAAGAACTTAAGCAGTTCCAAGATGGTAAAGTTCGTCTATTAACTTATTATGGTTTAGTTCCTCGTGAATACATTGAACAATTGGAAAATAATGGTGAAGAAGTTGTTGACTTGTTCCCAGATGACTCTGTTGCTGATGATTATGCTGACCTTGTAGAAGCGATTATCGTCATTGCTAACGACTCTATGCTCCTCAAGGCAGAAAAGTCTCCTTACATGATGAAAGACCGTCCTATCGTTGCGTATCAAGACGATACAGTCCCTAATCGTTTCTGGGGTCGTGGCACTGCTGAAAAAGCATACAATATGCAAAAGGCGATAGATGCTCAGTTACGCAGTCATTTAGACAGTCTAGCCCTCACCACCTCACCAATGATTGCTATGGACGCTACAAGGCTTCCTAGAGGTGCTAAATTTGAAGTTAAACCGGGTAAAGCAATCCTTACCAATGGTGCTCCTTCAGAGATTCTGTTCCCATTCAAGTTCGGTCAAACAGACCAGACCAACATTGCTACCTCACAGAACTTTGAGCGTATGCTTTTACAAGCTACTGGCACTGTAGATTCGTCAGGAATGCCGTCACAAGCCCCTCGTGATGCTGGTACAGGCGGTATGTCTATGGCAATGGCGGGTATTATTAAGAAATACAAGCGTACATTGACCAATTTCCAAGAAGATTTCTTAATTCCGTTCATTCGTAAGGCTGCATATCGTTATATGCAATTTGACCCTGAGCGTTATCCTTCAAAAGACTACAAGTTTATGCCAACTGCTACCCTTGGTATCATGGCTCGTGAACATGAACAGCAGCAATTCATTGCTTTACTGCAAACTTTAGGACCAAATACACCAGTATTGCCAATTATTCTTAAAGGAATAATCGGTAACTCTAGTTTATCTAACAAAGTAGAGCTTGCACAAGCATTAGACCAGATGAGTCAGCCTAATCCACAGGTACAACAGCTACAACAAGCAGAACAACAGCTTAAATTACAGGCTGCACAGGCTCAAATCAAGAGTTTGGACGCTTCTGCTGCTAAAGACATGGCTGATGCTCAGAAAACAATGGTTGAGGCTCAGTTAGCTCCTAAAGAGACTGAAGCTAAGGTAATTGCTTCTGTTTCTCGTAATCTTCCACAACAAGGCGACCAAGCAAACGCTGAATTTGATAGAAGAGTGAAGATTGCTGAGTTAATGTTAAAAGAAGCAGACCTAAAAAACAATACTAAGATTGTTGAGATGCAAATGTTTGATAAGTCTGCTACAATAGGAAAGACTGAAGAAGATTTCTTAAACAATCTGACTGCAAAGCTCTCTAAATAATGGCTAACATTAAAGATTTTATCAAGAAAATAGGAAATGAAACTGTTTCCTTAGAAGAACAGCAACGAGCTTTAGCAGCGGTTGAACAAACCATTGTTGAGGCTAAAGCTAAACGAG